CTCCCGCCACGCCCCCCGCAAGGTACCCCGTCGCCACTTGCTCAGCCGTCACTCCAGGCCCGAAAGCAGGACCCGCCAGAGCGGCCCCAGCTAAGGCAGACGCCCCCATCCCCCTCATCCATGCGTCATTCGCGCTACGTCGTTTTTCATCTTCGCTCATCATGTCGTAGGTAGACCTACTCGGAACCATCATGGTCGCAGGGCGACTAGGAGCAACCTCTCCCTGCATCACAGGGAAGGTCCCGCGAGGAGAAGGCTGGATGGGCTCAGGCTCAGGGCCAGCGGCTGCAAGCCGCTCACCGCGACTTCGCTCAAGTCGAGCAACCCTTTCTCGCTCGTCTCGGGCAGCGAGTTGTCTGGCAAGGGCGTTAAGGGCGGCTTCGTTTGTAGGCATGCTAACCATTCTCCTTCACGGTTATCCTAACATCTGCATACCCAGACTTAGAGCACTTGAGAAGCCTCTCCTCAAAGGTAAACAGCCTGTACTTAGTCTTGAAGAGCATGGACAAGGCAGACATTAGAAGCTTTTTCTTCGAGTCCTTGTCTTTGCACTTAGGCGATATGCGTATTGTCGCGTTCACATCTGGGTGAGGCGGCTCCTCTACGCCCAACACAAAGCAGGCCCCGTCATCAATCCTGCAACCCTCGACTCTCCATCGCGGGTCGTCAAACGGGATGCAGGGAGGGGCTGCTGGGATGTGACAGTCAGGCTCCATTACGAGCTTCGTAACCACGGGGTTTGTGGCTTGTGCCAGGAGTAGCAGGCCCCAGAAGAACATCAGACCGAAGAGTCGTCCTGTAGCTCGCGGACAGCCTTCTGTAGTCGCTTCACCTTGCGCTCGATGTCCTCTGAATCAAAGTCGTCCCCGATAACCAGGAGGCGCTTCTCAATCGACGCGACTTTGGCTCTTGTCTCCTCTAGGGAAGACTCGATCTTAGTGTAGACAGCCTGACAGGAAGGTGGGGGCGTAGAGCCAGCGCCAGCGATGTCTCTCTGCATCTCAAGCTTCTTAAGCTCAAGCTCATGCTTTTGCTCAGCACGCTCAGAGTAGAAGGACCACGCCTTCTTCCCGCCAAGCACAGCAAGCAACGCAAGGACGACAGCTAGAATCGGGGCGTACTCACCGCCAATCTCAGCCGCTGCGTTGGTTACCTGACTAATCTCCTCCGAGACAACGACCTCAGAGGTGGTCTCTACGTCTGCTTGCTCTTCCACGGCCTTCTTCCTTTCCCAACGCTTAGCGATGGCGTCTGCCTTCTTTTCGCTAGGGGGCTCGCTGTATATCCTGACAACAGACCCGCTCTCTAAGTCGCAATTAGACAGGCTATGGGTTTCCCCAGAAAGCCTGACGTTGCTTTCACTAAGGAGTATTGCTCGCTTCCCTCGCTGTACAGAGCAATCAGACACGAGCAGGGGTCGCTAGTACATCCCGGACAGGGCGTCTTCCATCTTGCCCGCCATGCGAGCCTTCTTAGCCTTCTTCACAGCCTTCTTCATGGGCTTAGGCATGGGCATGGGACTAGGTCCTGCACCCACGTTCACCACAATCTTGATCCCAGGCATCTCAGGCTTTTGGTAGCCCATCTTGTCTGCCTTGCCGATGAGGCTTCGGATTCTGTCGGCCTGACCTTTGTGCTTCTTAGAAGCGGCGTCTAGCTCGTCAGAGATCTTCGCAAGCTCTTTGCCGAGGCCAGCCTCCTTCAAAGCCTTCTCGACCTCTTCAACCATGTGCTTTTTGGGCATGTGCATTAGTATTTCTTCCTTCTTGACTGCGAAGCCTTGATGGCTCGTCCTTGTCGTTTGGCCTTAGATGAAGCGCCCTTGCCTGTGTAGCATTTGCCGGTAGGCCCGTACTTCTTCCCGGACCTACCGCCAGACTTGCACTTCTTTACAGGCATTAATACTTGCCTCTTCGGCCACCCGGCTTCAGCTTCTTCTTGGCAGTCTTCATCTTGCTGACAGGCTGTCGCTTGGTGGTGCGCTTCTTCGGCTTAGCCTTCACACCACTGGGCTTCTTCATCATCTTGTAACCGGGCATCTCTTACCTCTTCTTCCTTGCGGACTTAATAGCCTTAGCGGCTGCCTTCGTGTTCTTCACAAACTGCTTGCCAGCCTTCATGCCAGCGCGCTTCTTTCTGCTGGTTGCAGCATACTCACTGGACGAAAGCTTTTTAATCGCCTTCTTAGGCATGTAGCGCTCGCCAGTCTTAAGGCTCGGCTTGCCAGACTTGGTGGTCCACTCCTCTTTGGCCCACTTAGTCAGCGCTCGTTGCGCCTGGTTCTTAGCCCCCTTGTAACCGCCGCCCTTAGCCTTGTACTTCTGGGTGACCATCTGGGCTTTTCGAGCACTCCACTGCCCAGGCTTTCCGCCTTTGCTGCCAGCAGTAACCTGCCGCTTGATGCGCTGGTATAAAGCTTCGTTGGTTCGGTTGGTCGATTTCTTCTTAGTAGCCATTACCACTTCACCTTGTCTGCCCAGTAGGCTGCTGACATCTTGCCTTTGGCGATGTTCTTAGCGTGACGAGACTTGAAGCTCTTTCGCTTCATCTTCATCTTGCGACCCTCACCAGCTTTCGGCTTGCCAGCGGTCTTAGCGCCCTGCTCTCCAAAGCGAATGGTCTTAATCTTCCCACCCTCTGTAGCGACCACGACGTGACTCTTCTTAGGGTGGTTGGGGGTGCGCTTGGGCTTGTTAGCCCCAGAGACGCCAGCCCTCTTAACTGCTCGCGCAAGCATCTCTCTGTATGATTGCTTTGCCATGTCGGTACACCTTGTTTATTGTGTCGGCATATTCACCGGAGTGATGATGTTTGATCCTAGCGAACTTACCGTTAAGCAGGCCAGGGCTCGTCTTTGCGAGCTAGACATTGATGGCCTTCGAGAGCTTCTGCAAGCAGAGATTGACGGCAAGCACCGGACATCCCTCATCGCAGACATTGGCAGGAACATCGACATGATTAAGACTGCTGAAGCCGCTGAGGCTCAGGAAGTCCAAGAAGAGCCTGTTGATGTTGTTGAGGAAGAAGTCGTTGAGGCGTCTTCTGAGCTTATTGTTTCTGAGTCTCAGTGGTTCCGCATGAAGCGCCACTCCCGTAAGCAGTGGGAACGCCTTCCCTGTGGGAACTACCGCAAGAAGTGAAGAAGACATGCTCTAGCTGTCGCGCTGAACTCCCGCTCACTTCGTTCCACAGAGATTCCAGGACAAAGGATGGGAGAAGGTCTCGTTGCGCTACTTGCGTGGCGGCTGCTAGCCAGCGGGCTGCGATGGAGCCTCCAGTTATTCAGCCTGGAGTTACCTCAAAGACCTGCACTCGGTGTGACAAAGAGCTTCCCCTAGAAGCTTTCGGCACAGCAAGTCGGATGAAAGACGGTAAGAACAGCTGGTGTAAGAAGTGCTGCTCTGAGGCAACCAGAGCGTGGCAGCAGACAGAGTCTGGTCGGGCCAAGCACGCTGAGGCTGTGAAGCGGTATAGGGCGCGCAAGCGATGGAGCTAGAGATACCAGCCTTCGAGACCGATGAAGAGCGGTATGAGTGGGAAGTAACCCAGCGCTTTAGCAACATGGACAACATGGACCGCTGGCTCGCGTCAGACAATATCTATGTAATTGGCCCCCCTCTCCCTCCTGGCTGCAAGGTGTACACGCACGAGAGGTCCACAGAGGCGTTTAAGCTAGCCACCGCTGAGGGATACATTGCAGTTCGCCCAGCTTGCGAGATCCTTGGCCTAGGCCGACTGCCTGTCCGTCGCATGATTGACAAGCTCCCTATCCTCGACATCGCATACGTTGTGTACGACGGGAAGAAGGCTAGGAGCCGATACCATTGCAGGATGATTCACAACAAGAGCGTTCGCCTTATCGGTCGGGATAAGACGAAGTGGCTGAAGGAGTCACGCCGTGGCGGTAAAAAAACAACAGCAGAAAACATTCGCAGAAGTTGCTGAGATTGAACTCCTAGAAGGGGACAACCAGGACTTCACTAAGTTCTCCAGAGAACACCTCTTTATCCAGACTAAGAAGGGAGACCTAGTCCCCTTTGTCTTGAACAAGTCTCAGGTCTTGCGACAGAAGATGCTGGACGAGATGGATGAAGCTGGCATCCCCATCCGGGTTTGGGAGGCTAAGGCGAGGCAGGCAGGGTGCAGCACACACGTCCAGGGATGGATGTTCCACCGCTGCATCACACGCAGAGACGAGGCTGCCCTCATCGCAGCCCACGCTGACCACTCAGTTCACAGCATCTTTACAAAGACAAAGATGTTTTATGACAACTTGCCAGAGCGCCTAAAGCCCCTCACTAAGTACAACAACAGGGCTGAGTTAGACTTCCGTGCTCCTAATGGGCCTACGGGTCTTCGCAGTCGCCTCACAGTCATGACTGCTAAGAGCGCTGAAGACGCTCGTGGTACGACAGCGCGGTTGGCTCACTTCTCAGAGGTGGCTTTCTACAAGCAACCTGAGCGCTACTTCCTAGCGACATTGCAGTCGATGCCTGATGAGCCAGGGACCTTTGCTTATGCAGAGTCTACTTGTAACGG